TTTATTACAATGTTATAGCGTAATCGATCTAAAATAAAAATACAAGTTATAATCAATCGCAATCATCCGCAATCATCCGCAATCATCCGCAATCATCCGCAATCATCCGCAATCATCCGCAATCATCCGCAATCATATTTAATCTTTTCATTATATATTACCACTAATATCTGTCCTTTTAATTGGTGGTTGTGTTGTATTGTTTCTTCTGTCAAGAACTGTTATACCATTTTTATGTAATGCTTCTATAAATTCTTTTTCTTCTTTATCTGCCAATATTTTTGCTTGTATTTCCAACCGATTTGCCTCTGAATTAAATTCATCGATTATTTCTTTAAAACACGCCGCATCTAAATCATCACGTTCTACAACATTGTTTCCACCGGCATGTTTAATATGTTTAATATGCTTAATATGTTTAACATGCTTAATATGTTTAAAATTAGTATTGGCATCCATGATTATTATACCAAACTATACGAATAAAATTTATAACAAAATAATTATGTTGTTTTAAATCAATTTTACATAAAAAAGCCATAATAAACAATAGAAAAGTTAATATAATATAAAATTGATTTAAATATAATAATTAATAATTAAATATAATCATCATGAGTTTACTATTTCATAATAATACTGTCAGTCTATACGATAATTGGTATGAATCCCATGCCTCTCTGCTTCGCGCAGTTTGCTTGGAATTGGATCATTCCGATAAAATTAACGAATTAATGGAGAAGTTTGTGGGTGAGAAAATGAAAATGAAGGCAAAGAAGAATAAAAATATGCCTAAAAAAGCAAAATCAGGATACTTCTTTTATTGCGATGAAAAGCGCCCTGCTTTGTTGGAAAAGGAGAAAAAGAAGGGTGGAAAAGTAAATATTGGCGTAGTAGCAAAGGAACTAGGATCAATGTGGCAAAAACTTTCGGCTGATAAAAAGAAAAAGTATGAAAAAATGAATCTTAAGGATAAGGAGCGATATGAAAAGGAGATGGCTGAATTTACGCAGAAAAACGCTTAATTATATAACCACAATACACGAAACACAATAAATAACTAAAACCAACTAACAATAAGAACAACAAATAACCAACAACAACTAATTAAAATATTAAATTAGCAAATGATTAATATAATATTTTTTTATTATAAATGAATAACTCCAAGTCTAATAATATAGATAATAAGCATAGTAAGATAAGTGATGCCAGCCAGACCAATTTAAGTCGCCGGCGCCAGTCACATACTACTGCTACAATAGACAAACTAAACATCGATTTAAATGTAGACAATTATACGATTGACGACATGAAGGTATTTATACGACTTCCCGATGAAGAACAATATGATTATTTTACTTTAAAGCAACATGTAGATAAGAAAATCCAAGCCATTACACAACTCAACTTAACTTTGCAAGAGAAAAGCCAGATAGTTGATTTCATAAAACGCATACATTTTTCTTTAAAAGACAAGTTAAATATCAAAGGCGACAATAATTTAGCTGGAATAATGGACGAGTCTTATTCAATCGCAGATTTGCAACACGATATAAAACAATTATCTTCAGTAGTAAAAGAACGCAAAAATAAAGAATTGGAGTCGGTTTATGTAAGTCCTATTAATCAAGGTATAGTAAATGATATTCGACGCAACATAATTACCACGCAAATCAGTATCGATTCCAAATTTAGAAAAAACTATTTTAGTTCGACCAGTTCTAATTTCGTTGTAAATCTGGCAACCCCATTAAAAAATGTCATTTCCATGAAAATGTCATCAATGGAAATAGCGAATATACAACATGTTGTATCCGAAACATTAGGCACAAATGGTTTTAAAATAACCAAAACACCATCTAGTGGCATTGGTGTTTCCGCTACTATTAAAATACCAAGTGGAAACTACGATACCATACCGCTGGAAACTGCTTTAAATGGCGTTAATACAGACACAAATACCTTAAGTTATGCAGGGTGCACGATTTCGATCGATTCCAATACCATGCGGGCAACTATTGCGGGTGCCACTGATGGAGACCGTTTAGAGCTGGATTTCCAAAATTTAGTGCATCAAAACGCACCTCCTATGAAAACACTTGGATGGGTGTTGGGATTTAGAAAAAAACAGTATAAAGGGCAACAGTCATATACAGGCGAAGGAACTGTTGATTTGGCTGGGTGTAAATATATATTTCTATGTATTAATGATTTTAAAAATACCACACAAGATGTATGCACTATATTATATGAGAATTCGTTTTTAAGAAATCATATATTGGCTCGTATACCAATGCGAGAAGGAAAGGGTGCTGTCCTGTTTGATGATACATCCGATAAAATCACCAAAAAACGCCATTATTTTGGTCCTGTAAATATTGATAAATTACACATTCAATTAATAGATGAATATGGTATGGAAATAGATATGAATTACAATGATTATTCGTTTGCACTAGAGTTTGATATTTTATACGAAAGGTAAATACATATCTCAACTACACATATCTCAACTACGCATATCTCAACTACGCAAATCTCAATATATTAATATCTTTGGCTGTATATAATAATGGATTTGTCGAAATATTCTGTTATGAAACTAAACATCTCTCCCAACTTAAAAGATAAAAATGGGAGAGATGAGCACCATTTGGAAGCCATTAAAACAATTGATGGTGAATTGTTACGAAAAACATTTTCTATTAAAGATGACGATACCGTTTCAATTAATCGATCGTCTATACAAATTAAGCCGATACTAACACTAAAACTATTTAATAATATTAAATCTGCTTTATCGTATAAATTTAATAATATTACACAAACTAAATACAACACACCGGTTCAAACCCTACAGGAACATTATATATCCATGCTATCTTATAAAATATTTAAGGTGAGTAATTTAACACAGCCTTTTAAACATTTAAACCGGTTAAATCAAGCAATAGAAGAAAAAATAAATGATATGATTTATCAATTTTTAGATATTGAAACCTATAATAATCTCGATCGACTAAATGAATTAAAGCAAATATTAGATAAAAACAACAAACATTTTATCTTAAATTTCCAATGCATCATTACACCACCACCCGAATTAAATAAATACAACATTCATGAAACTATCTGGAATATTAATGTGTTGGTGGATTGATTGACGCACTCACACTCACACGCACGCACTCACACGCACGCACTCACACGCACGCACTCACACACATATACACCCTAAAATACAAAAGTAAATTGCAGTCTTTTTTCATTAGGTAATTTGGTTCGCTTACTTAAAAACTTAAAGTATTTATTGGCAAGTGAAAATCGTGATCCAACTTGTTTGGCTTTTTTATAAAGTGTTTTTTTATGTTTTTTCATAGCTTCTAACTAAATCGGTTGGGCACACAGATGAATTTTGGCAAAATTTTAAATTTTTGTTGCAGAATGCGGAAAAAATAGATGTGTATCATCCGGTAGATTATAAAAACAAACCTCAACCGTATTGTGGTATGACAATTACAGATAATCCGTATTATGATGTTTAATTAAGAAAGTATATAATATGTATACATTCTTAATAGGCGATTAATGTTAATTAATTATTTTCTTCTACGTCTTTTCGTCTTTCTACGTAACTTTGTTTTACGCTTTCTTCGCGTCTTTTTTTTAGTTATCTTTTTACGTAGCGATTTACGCCTCTTTTTTGTCTTTCTTTTTCTTCTTCCACCGTGGCTACTACCATACGTGGTCTTACCACAATCCCTACATTTATGAGTAACCCCCCACGGACCCCCACTTACGAAGTCCATCGCACATTTCTCGCCTGTTACAACACAAGTATTTTCCAACTTTCCAATTTCGTTTTTCAATTTGGTGCATTTTTCGCACTCTTTGACCATTGTTTCTGTTTTCTCAACAATTAATTTTTTCTTTTCTATTTCTTTTTTATCAATTGATGGTTCTTTTTGAAGGAAGGACAAGAAATCCTCGACTGTATTATTTACCGGGTTTTCCACAATATTATCCATATATAATAACTAAATATTTTAATTAATTATTATATTATTTTCTTCTACGTCTTTTTGTCTTTCTACGCAACTTCGTCTTTCTACGTGACTTCGTCTTTCTTACTTTCATTATCATACCTACTTGCCATATCCTTTTATGAGGATATTTTCCTTGCTTATAAAGCCGTTCCAATTTCTGAATGGTATGTTTTACATCATCTACAGTCGTATATTTAATATGAATAGTATCCTCGGGATTTTTATCAATATACACATCAAAACTTTTTTTGGGGTTACTTGGATTGTATAAAAATTGTTGTTTACGCGTTTTTGATTTCCCCGTTCCGGTCCCTTTTCTTTTTCTACGCATCGTTGCATTTCCTTTTCTTTTTTTACGCATCGTTTTCTTCACCATTTATATACAACAGATATGATATTTTGTATTTATAATTATGTATTTATAGTTATGTATTTATAATTATGTATTTATAGTATATATCTACACATGAGTGGTAATTTAATATTTGAAATCCCAGTGGTATTTGACATTAGTGGAGACCTTACATTATTTGGCGAACTTCCCACAGAAGATTTGGTCGATCATCATTTAGTATGGAGATGCTCCACTACAGATGTATCGGCTTCTCGTTTAGAAAATTTGTTTTTAATTGGCGATTTAAGTGGTGGTAGCAGTTTATTTTGGGCTCGCGCAGATAATTCTGGAAACGAAACCAACCAAGAGTATTATGTTTCCAATTTTAGTGAGCTTATTTCCAGGGTATTATTAAAAGATTCCAATTTAATATTTAACAATAGCGACCCCAGTAAAAATGTGCCTATTGGACCGGCGGTCCAAGGGCAAGATCCATCTCAAAATATATATACATCATCATTAACTGGATTAACAGGAACTAAATATGCCGAATGTATGATAAGAGTATTATGCACACATTTATTAGGCAATCCCTTATCACAAACTTTTATTAAAGATGAAACCAACCTAATAAATTACATTGAATCCGACTCAAATGTATATGTGCTTGCGTCACAAATAAATGAAACGCTTGGTGGTGATGTATCGGGTAATGGGTCGATCGCTTTATCCACGCAAAAATTAAACGGCGTAGAAACAAGCATTGATGCGTCACAAAATGTAAGCGGTGGTGTGTCAAATACAATATTAAAAACAATGTATGAGCAAATGTTTGCCGATATTAGTAACAATGCTACAAGACGACAACGAATGGCAGAAATGTCTGATTTAAGTGGCGACCAACAAAATATAAAAACATTTGTATATAAATTACCGTTTCTACCCGGTGATAAAATCAATTTTTACATTAGAAATTATATTAATTTAGACTTTGAAGCATTAACCGACGTAAGTGGAAATGTTACCAATACATTAAATGACTTGGAATTATCGGATATTTTTCCGGGTGGTTCTCTTTCATTAGGCGTGCCTTCACCCGGATGTTATGGGTGGATGGGTAATCCCGCTAATAACAGTTTCAATATTACGCAACAAACCACCGATGTAAGTGGAAATCGAAATATATTTGATGCTCATGTATGGAAAATACAAATAACGCTCGTTTAATTACAAACAAACATGAAAGGAAATCCAAACTTCCATAAATTTTATAAACAGAAAAACGTCGTAGAAAAAAGATTAAAAAAACTCGCAAAAATAAGTAAATATGTGATACTATTTCTATTTCATAATTTATTTCATAATTATTATTTAAAATTATTATATTTAATAATTTTAAATGCCAGTCGCTCGGACTTGTTTTTACTGTAGAAAACCCTTTTTAAAATCAACCTATGAAATGCTTTCTCACGTTCAATCATGTAGTAAATATGAAGAATTTGTTAAAAGGCAAAATAAGAATAACACTAACGATCATAAAATACCAATCAACGACAAGGTTAAATGCGAACATTCCGTAAGCCTGAATTTTTAAAACGCCCGTATCAATTTACTAATGATACCGCGATAAAATACACGTGCCTCGTGTTTAAAATTATACAGTTTATCATATGACACCCATTTAATCATATCTTTTTCGTATAACCCGGATTGATTATATAACTCCGGCTTATTTTTTTTAACAAATAGAAAGTTTTTCCTGAAATCTTTTACAATAGTATCATTATATGGTACATATATTACAAATGTTTTATACTTATGGTGTTCTATTTCTTTAACACATTTTTCATTTACTAACTTTGTAATAATATTTTCATCACCTAGAAATCCAGAAGTTTCTTCAAACCCTTCACGAATTGCCGTTTGTTTATATGTTTCGTCATCCTCGCGGCTTCCACCAAAATCAGACCACATACCTTTTTTTGCCATATCACCGGTATGTTTATCTTTGTTTTCTCTCCCAAACAAAAATAACACTTTTCCTTTATGTATTGTAAATGGTAGTATTCCTGCTCCCATATATAATAATACAGATATTTTGTAGTTTTTTCTAATTTAAAACAAATACTTAAATCAAATAATTAAATAATTAAATAATTAACAATTAAAAATAATTGTTTTATACAGATTATACCAATATGGAACCCAAATCATATGAAGAACCCAAATCATATGAAGAACCCAAATCATATGAAGAACCCAAATCATATGAAATAAGACTAAGAGATCTAGATAAAAAAAATAATAAAGAAGAAGTCCAACGATTAATGCACGACAATAAAAATATAGTTATACTTTCAAATAAACTTATCGATCTTACTAAATCATTTGCAAACGATATTCGAAAAAACAAAGAGAAAATATACGATTTATGCGAACATCAATGGTCCAATGAAGACATCATATCGGATGAACGAGTTAATACTTTATGTGTGGTATGTGGTCTGTGTAAAGAAGACTATGGAAGAATTATATACGAACAACACTCAAACTCATAACCAATACGGTATTCCTTCTCACGATGGTGTATATTTATGAAACAACTCTATCTCTCCCTTTTCAACCGACTCAACCAATAAGTTCAACGGTTTATCTCCATGTTCATCTTTGTAATATACATAAACAGGTGCAGCTGGTTTTTCTATAAAAAACATTAGCCCTACTAAATGTTTCAACCATTTACTTTGTAACATAATTACACTTTTTTGTAAATATTGTGGTCGTTTTCGCTTTATTTTTTTAATAAACATTGCCATTTTAATAGCATAAAATATACTTACATCACCGAATTCACAAGCATCAAATAGCATTGTAAATGGCTCTAATCGATTATATAACCCCAGCCATGTATCTGTAAATTGTTTATAATCAACATAACTTTTAATATCACCTTTCAACTTAATATAAACAAGAGGCCAATTATCTAAATTATAAGAGGCAAACATTTTCGTTTTTATACTAATAACGCACATAATCCATCCGAAAAACAAACGAACAACCCAACACACAAGACAACCGACAAGTTGCAGTAAATTGATTTAAAATAATATACTGCTTAGATAGTAAGCATTATATTATCATATTAAGTATTAACAATGGATATCAATAAAATCGATCAACAAAATAAAATCATCGCAAACATTGAACGGTTTGATATTGGTGATCTAGAAAAATTAGACAATTTTATAGGTAAACACCGTGGAAAGTCAACTCAATATTATGTAGAAAATATACCATTTCATCGGTTTACATGTGAATCGTTTGAATATTTAATACAACAAATCAATACTTTTCGAAATACATATTTTGATATAGGACCGTTTGTTAATAAAAATGGAGTATGGTATAATAATAAATCCACTGAAAATCTGGAAAATATTATAGAATCATTAGAAATCATAGTTTTAAGCCAACAAAAAGAAATAGAAACACTAAAACAACAATTAGCACAAAAATAACACATCATAACACATCATAATACATCATAACACATCATAACACATCATAATTATCTTATAACCACGCATTTTTTTATCTTCGCAAAGAATTCGTCCAATTATAGTATGAAACATCCCGCACCGAACCAGATACCCCTGCAATTCTAGATTGATTATTTTGCGAAAAAGGGAGAGATGTGTTTTCATTTGTATCTGACAAAGTATCATCCATTTCATTTATAATATTTTTCAGTTGTTCTACATAATTTTCTATATCATCAATAGCCTTTTTATAGGAGACAATATCACTCATTATTATTTGTATTTATATGTATATCATCACTTGTTTTCATATAATTTTTATATAAATTATATGAAAACGTATTGCATCATCAAATCAATTATTATCTATATTATCAAATTCAGCAAGTAATACCGGGTCAAACACACCACCAGGAGGAACGCCATATTTTTGAATATATAACAAATACCGCACATCAACGGATACATCTGCCTCAATAACCGCCCTAATAACTTCGGGTGATTGGCGAGGCAATAAATTACCACCCAATTCATCGACTCGTTCTTCTAACCTTTCAATTTGCTCGGATAACACTCTAAAATCACTACGACCTTTTGTTGTAATCTGCAAAATCGAAATGCCAATACTTGCTAAATAACTAGTATCCGAATCGCTTAAATATTTACTTAAATTATCAAGAACCTTTGTGTAATCAGTTAACATATAATTATCTAAATCATCTGTATTATTATTTAAGTAGTCTGTGATAAATTGTGGTCTTACATTTACATTAATATAAGACTGCAGTTTTTGAACCAAAGCAGAATTACCACCACCGCCTCCACTATTAAAACCTATAGTATTTTGTGATTTGGATATTAATTTTTGTAAAACACCCACAGAGGATGATTTGCGGGTCATATATAATTCCAGCACATATTATTAAATCGCCTATCCCCCATCACACATCACACATCACACATCACACATCACACATCACACATCACACATCACTCCGTTAATTTAGTATTGGGAAATTCAAGCGATTTGTTTTTGGCGTATATCAACAGATTGTTTTGCTTAAAAGCACCGGTTCCATTTTGTGTATATACCGTTTGATTTGAAACATCTTTATTAAAATAAGTGTAATTATCTACAAAATAAGGTGTTTTCAGTCCACAATCGGTTTCACCGCCTCTTGTATTACTATATGGCCAATTTGTTCCTCCTAACATTTCACTTTTCTCTAATGGATTATTTGAAGCATCTAATTGTAATCCAGCATAATTAACCGTAGTAACATACCAATCGTCCATGGTTTCCGTTTTTATTTTATCCATATTGTTTTCTAAATAAGTAGTATAATTGCAACTTAAATCACTGCATCGTTTATAACCTTTTACGGTAGATAGAAAGGTATCATAACTTTTAACTGTGCCAATAGCAGAATTAGTCGCCATTTTAATTTGCGGTTGATTGTTGTTACGAGAAAGATACAAATATATATTTTTTTTGTTTATCGTATGATTTGATGCTGTAATTGATTCATCGTTTTTTCCAAACATAGAAGAGTTCATTTATATATCTATTAAAAAATAAAATTGAAGACAATTAATTAAATTGAAATTAAATTAATCATACATCCAATTATCAATTAAAGCATCGCAGCAGATTATAAACACAGCACCACACAACACATCAACACGAGGCAATCAAACTCAATCAAACGCAATCATGTCTCGTCAATCTAATTCACCAACTTACAATAAAAATCACGACAGTAATAATAATCGCAATACTAACAACCGCCGTGACAATTATAATCGAAGTAATAATTATCGCCGAAATCCTCGTAATAATCAAGACAAATCAATTCGCACCGGAGGACGAACTGATACAAACGCACCTGAAGCAGGCGGATGGGACACAGTAAGTAGAACTGGTGCGCAACGACACCAAACATACCAAAAACGACAATGGCGACCAAGGCAGTCGACAAATCATCGATTTAACAGTTTAAAATCATCTCCAACACCATCGTCTCGCTCATATACAAATACGAACACAAATTCGTTCTCTGCGTTAGATGATACCGAGCCCGAACCACCACGCAACGGATGGTGTGCGCAAAAATCGGATTCGCATTCGCATTCGCATTCGCGACAACGGTTTCCACAAACACAGCAGCGCCCACCGCAACAACCTCAACAACCTCAACCGATGATGGAGTTCCCGCCTCTATCTGCAAATATAACCACATCTAAACCAGCTTCTACACCAATACAATCTACTTGTAAACCAGTTATACAAGGTGTTTGGGGTAAAAAATTAAGTGAAGCGGTTGTTACGGAAGAAAAATTCGAGAAACAAGTAATTAAACCCAAGGATGACGATGGAATGATTGCTATTAACTCAACGAACGGTATACATGTTCAAAAATCATCGTATCACAAATTTAATTATAAAAATAAATATAATCCAATGTTGTTTAAAAACAATCAATCTTGGGCCGACATGGCGGATGAAGAAGAGTCGCAATACTATCAAGACAGTTATAGCGACGATGACGAAGAACATGATTATTGCGACAACAACGCATCTGTAAGTGATGAAGACGAATATTACAGCGATGATTATGACCGTGATTATAGATATTAACTAACTAATAATTTAATAGATAATTAATACACTTATACAAACTTATAAATTTTTATCGTCTTTTTGATGTTTTAGAATTGCGACTTGGACTACTTTTTTTTCCTGCAGGTGATGCGGATTTTTTTCCTGCAGGTGATGCGGATTTTTTTCTTGGCGGACTTACACTAACGCTTCTCTATTTTTATACATTATATCTGTCTCACATACTCTTAACCCATATAAGTTACCACTTCTATAAGCCTCTAAAATAGTGCATCTGTTATGACAAAATCCGCTTTTATCGTCATATAATTCATCTATTAAACACCAGAAATCATCGCTGTCAATTTGACAAAGTTTGATTTCGCCCCAATCTTCTATATTATGAAATACAATAAGACATTACTTTTATATATTAAAAATAATTTCTTATATAAAATATTATATGAATTACAGAGAGCCACAAATGAATGTCCGTGTATATTTATCAGTGCCGTTTGGCGATAAAGATGAAGCAAAGGAATTAGGTTGTAGATGGGATACCAATAGAAAAAAATGGTACTGTATCGATAGTGATTATGGTAAAAGTAATGTATCAAAATGTATCAAAATATGGAATAATCCAGAACCATATAAAATTATTGATGATGAGATTATACTACTATCTTTAATATCAGAACATAATCGTGGTTTTACGACAAAGACGTCATTTTAAATGTTCAAAGGTGTATATTATTTATATTATTTATAAAAAGAATCTAAATGTTTAATAATTAATTATATTAATTAAATATAAATAATGTCAACTGCTGCTCGTATTCAAAAAGAACTATCTATATTAGTAAAAGATCCACCAGATAATTGTAGCGCTGGTCCATCGGGAGACGACCTTTTTCATTGGGAAGGAACTATTATTGGTCCAACCGAAACCGTATACGAAGGTGGTATTTTTAATTTAGACATACAATTCCCCAAAAATTACCCATTTAAACCGCCTAAAATAAG